AGTGGGCTTAATTACGGACGCTGTTTACTCCTACACCCTCGGCCCACAAGATTAACCACGAACAGATCGGAGAAACACAATGTTCGTTAAAACCACAAACGGCCAGATCAAACAATACCCATACACGGTCGGTGATCTTCGTCGTGAAAACCCAAACACTAGCTTCCCTAAGAATGTTCCAGAAGCCACGATGGCTGAATACGGCATGTTCCCTGTGGGCTATGAGGATGCACCAGAATACGATCCACTGACGCACCGCTTGCAGCACAGCAGCCAACCTGTACTCAAGGACGGCAAGTGGGTTTTGACCAAGACTGTTGTGGAACTTACGGCGCAGCAGATTGCAGACCGTGATGCGGCCAAGGGCAAAGAGGTTCGCAATAAGCGTAACCAACTGCTGTCCGACAGTGACTGGACTCAGATTGCTGATGCCCCTGTTAACGCTACAGCATGGGCTACCTATCGTCAGGCGCTTCGGGACATCACAGATCATGTAAACTTCCCATACCTGCAAGAGGCCGACTGGCCCGTTAAGCCTCAATAAGATAGCGTAAAGGATACAACGTAATGTCTAAAGCCCGCGCACTAGCAAACCTTATGTCTGCAGGTAACCCACTTGCCGATGGGATAGTTAACGTATCTGATATTAATGGCTTGACAACTACTGTCGATGAGCTTAATATCCTGAGTGGGATTGCTGTTACAAAAGCAGAGCTTAATAATGTAGCAGGTGTTAACACCTCTGTTCAAGCACAGTTGGGTACTAAGGCTTCTGCTACAGACCTTAACAACGCTATCGCAAGTCTGGGCACAGCAGCTTCACTTAATGTGGGTGTTGGTGCTAATCAAGTTGTACAGCTTGATGCACAAGGAAAACTCCCTGCCGTAGATGGCGGTCAACTTACAAACATTCAGGGCTACAGCATTGCATCTGCCCTTGCATTCGAATAAGGATATAAACAATGGCTGAGACTCTATCAGAAATTTTTAATGGTACGTTGACTGCGTCTGACTTCACGAATGGTGAAGCTACCATCCTCACGACCAACGCCACGACTGCCCATGTAATCAAGGACTCAAAGGTAGTTCAAGGGTCAACTGTAATCCCTGTTAAGGGTGACCTTGAGGTGAATGGATTTAAGATTGCCTCTGTGGAGTCCGATGCCTCTGGGACTGAGATTATTGCCCCTAACTCGACGTTGAAGGTAAAATCTGCTACTTTCCCCTTGGCATATAAGGATATTATATTTCAAACTCAAGACAGCCCAACTGTAATTAACACTCTCAAGACACCTACAGTAGGGGGTCTTGTGGATGCTGCTTCGGAACCTTCTACTACTGATATTACCAGTATCCCAAGTACCATAAGAATCAACAACGTGGACTCTAGGCAGCTATTCACTGGCTTAGGCCCAAATAATAACACACTCGTAATTTACGACAATAACAACAGCACTACACAGGCCTATCTGTATAACAGCGCGGGGAGCCTTCTGTATTCAGCGGCTACTGGCTATAAACCTGCGTGGTTTGATGGCTCTCAGTATATGTACCACACCTTCAATACTACTACGCTTATTAGAGTTGATACCTTCACAGGAGGTTCAGTCAACTTTGCTACCCCATACACCATGTCTTTTAGTACTTACCCAAAGTTCTTTGGCTATAAACAAGAGTACGCTATATTTTGGTCCCAGCATTCCTCTACTTCATACAGGCCACTGTATATTAATTTACAGACGGGAGTTATTGACAACTTAGGTGTCAGTAATACTACCCCCGACACTCTATTCACTGGGGCTTCGACTAGGTTTTATCTCTCTAAATTTTCAACGGGAGAGTACAAGATTGTAAAGGTTGCAGGTGGTACTGTGCTTCATCTATATGATTGGACCCCTGATGCTGGGCTTAGTGGTGCAACTCAACCTGTTTCAAAGACTATAGATTTAGTCCCAAGTTGTGGATCTACTAATTCTCACTATGTAGAGGGGAGTATCTTTTATTATTTAGATTCCTCTGGCAACAGAAACATCTATGCATATGACATGGAGAGAGACACCACTGCTTTTGTAGGGCAAATTGGGACCGATAACTTCAACGGACAGAGTTTGTGGGGTAAGTCCGCTACACCAGATCAAACCACTATTGACGCCCGTACCTACACAGTCGCATCAGCAGCCGGTCTTTCGCTAAGATTGTCTGGTGTGACTTCAACACAAGGATAAAAAACATGGCACTTATAAATGAGGCTGTTATTGTTTCTGGGATAGAGCCGCAGCCAGATAAGCAAATTAGTGGCGTCTTTAACTCAACCTCAATTTTTTACACTGTACCAGAAGGTCGTAAGTTTGTGGGTCTTGTGGGTAACGACACATCAGCCAGAACCGTTTCTGTTTTTGGGGCTACAATCGAGATCGTGACAAACACCATACCAAACATCGTTGGCTTAGCTGGGTCCAGCCTCTCCGGAAACGCACTTCAAGTTTATTACCTAGGTGTAGAATCAGATGCCTAGAATTACCGTAAATGATGACCTAACATCACACGTTGTATCAGATGATGGTTTGCAGGAGTTTTTTCTCGCTAGCCGCAATGTCTTAACGCAAGAGCCATTTACCTCGTTTGAACAGGTAGAAGCTTTTATTCTAAAGAACATTAATAAGTATAATTGGTGGCAACCTTTTGTCGATCCGGCTGTCCGTGAGCAAGAACGCCTAGAGCAAACTTCACGCGGGGTTCGTGACCAACGTAATAACCTACTTGCTGAGAGTGACTGGACACAGGTTGCTGATGCTCCTGTAGATCAAGCTGCATGGGCTACCTACCGTCAAGAACTACGGGACCTTACTCAGCATTTAAACTGGCCTGACCTAGAAGACGCTGACTGGCCTACTAAGCCTTAAATGGTTTTTAATACGATATTGAGGAATAAAGATGGCAAGTGAAGCAGACATTAAGAACCTTGCGGATGTTTTGTATGCATCTCAAACAACAGGTGTTGCAACTTCAGTCTATGATGCAGCTCTTGCTCGTGCAGGTGTCAGTGACCCTATGGAAGCCGGAAAGCTGTTAAGCAGCTTTGGGTATAAGGCAGGGACTTCGGACTTTTATGAGGGGTCTAAGCTACAAAGTGCACCTGCTGATGAGGGTTTGGCTGTTCACTATAATGCTGTTCAAACAGCTAAAAAAGATTTTGGGTACTTAGACTCTAGTGATGCGAACATTAAACAGTATGCAGGTAAAATTGACCCTAGTACAGGCCAGCCGTACCGTTTTATCGTGAATGATAATGTTGCTAATGCAGCTTTAATAGCCAACAGCGGAGCTAAGTCTAACCTCTTGTCACCTAGGCAAGAGATTGGTGCAGATTCACTCTCTGACACCATCTTGAAGAAGAAAGCAGAAACCTATGACCGTAGCTCTCAACTGTCAGGCGGAGGTACTTTCGAGAACTCACTGCAGTGGGCTAACCTAGCCCTTAAAAAGCCTACTCTACCTTCTGCTGGGGCTGGATTCAATCAAGATGGAAGTGTTAGGGGTTTTGGTCAGAGTAACTTCGCAGCACCTCCTACTCCAGACCCTATTCAACAAACTGTTACTGACGCTGTAACTCTCCCTGTCACCAAGCCTACCTACGGCCAAGTTCCTGTTGCACCAGTAAGTAACATTCAAAGACCTGAGGCTGGGACGTTCTCTTCTCCCCTGCAAACTGCGGGTCTCTCTGCTGTACCTGACACAATCACTGTCAGACCTCAGTATACTGGGACCACGATGGCTAACCTTACAATGCCATCTCAGGGTCAGCAGTCGATCCAGTCCGTGATGTACGGCAATGACTTGGGGCAGACAGTTACGGTGACAGAGATTAATGGTCAACCTACTACCTATGTACCCCCTGGGTTCAAGCGTATGTCTAACCAAGGCCAACAGCAACAGCAAGCTCAGCAACAGAATCTGACACCTCAAGCGGTTGTTGGTATGAACAAAGGTGGCTCTGTCTCTAATACCAAGCTAGACAACATGTATGACATGGCTACTAAGTTTCTTGGTTATAGTGGTCCAAAGACACGTAAGAGTCTTCAAGACTTCGCCAACTCCAACCCTGGGGCTGCTACTAAGTTGCGGTCATATACGACAGGTATGGCTGAGGGTGGTATGGTATCTCCTAGGGTTCAGACTGCGGATAATGTACCTCAGACAGGTACTCCATTGTCCAGTGCTGATATAGAAGCTATGTCTAGAGGCTTGATCTCCCAGACTATGCAGCCTATCCAAGCCCCCGTATCTATGATCCTTCCTCAGGAGGCAGACTTCATTGCACCTACTGCAGGTATGACTGTACCTCAGGCTCCCTTTGCTGAGTCAGCAACTGTGGGTTCTGTAGAGCAGGCTTCTATACCTCAACCCCTTACCCCTTCTAGCTTTACTCCTGTGGCTGCTGCAGGTCAAATCTCTGCGGAGACAGATAAGCTACAGGCTGCTCAGGGTCAGGTGTCTACTCAGGCTCAGGTACAAGCTGCTCAACAGCAGGGTACATCCCTTTCTGACCTCAAAGCTGCACAGACCAGTGCCATCATGTTGGAAAACCCTATGCAACGGGAAATCCAAGCTGGTGAGTTGATCTCTGGTAGTGCTGTAGATGCTGCAAAGGTAGAGGCTCTTAACAGTCAGATACAGGCTGCTGAGGCTACTCCAACAGATCAGGCGACAGTACAGGGTCAGCTTGCAGGTCTTATGACACAGTTCGAGGGTGGTAACATCCCTGCATGGGCTTCTGGGGCTATGCGGACTGCTATGGCTAACCTCTCTGCTCGTGGCCTAGGTGCCTCTAGCATGGCTGGTCAGGCTGTCATTCAAGCCACCATGGAGTCTGCGCTCCCTATCGCCCAGTTGGATGCACAAACTCGTGCCCAATTTGAATCACAGAACTTGTCAAACCGTCAACAAACTGCTATGATGGCTGCACAACAACGTGCTGCTTTCTTGCAAATAGACTTTGACCAAGAGTTTCAGTCCAGAGTACAGAATGCATCTCGTATTGCAGATGTAGCTAATATGAACTTTACTGCGGAGCAACAGATCGCTCTGGAGAACAGCCGTATGGCTAACACCACTAACCTGCAGAACCTGAATAACAATCAGGCTATGGTTATGGCTGAGGCTGCTGCACTTGCGAATATGGATGCAGCTAACCTGAATAACCGTCAGCAGGCTGCTGTTCAGAATGCTCAGAACTTTATGCAGATGGACCTGACAAACCTTAACAACGAGCAACAGACTAGCTTGTTCAAGTCACAACAGAACATTCAGGCACTGTTCACAGATCAAGCTGCGGAGAATGCTGCACTTCAGTTTAACGCTGCAAGTGAAAACCAGACAAAGCAGTTCTTTTCAAATCTACAAAGTCAGACTTCTCAGTTCAATGCTACTCAGCGTAATGCCATGGACCAGTTCAATGTTAACTCTGTCAACGCTATGAGACAGTTTAACTCTGAGGTACAACAGCAGAGAGACTTGTTCAATGCTCAGAATGGTTTGGTCATCGCTCAAGCTAATGCTCAGTGGAGACAGAACCTAGCTACCTTGAACACCTCTGCTCAGAACGAGTCTAACATGGAGCTTGCTCGGACTATCAATGCCCTGACATCCACTAACTTGGATAATATCTGGCAGAGAGAGCGAGACATCATGGGCTTTGCTGTAGGTATCTCTGAGGGTGAACAGGACCGTCTAGCTAGACTGATGATTGCAGACAAGGAGCTTGATTCAGTTAAGTTTCAACAGGATGCTAGAGACAGGACCGCTAAGTTTAGTGCTATTGTCAGCGCCCTCCTAAGTTAAAGGAAATAATAAATGTACAATATGCCTGACTTTAGGAAGACCCTAAACCAGTACGTAGAGAAGAGTGACATTCTAGACTACTCTCCAGGTCTCATGACCCGTGCTAATGCCCGTAAGGATGATGTTCCCCGTGAGGACCCTCAGGAAGCAATCCTTAGACGTGTTCAGAAGTATCGGGAATCAGCAGACATACCCTTTGAAGAAGAGAGTACCACTGGAGCCATGACTGAAACTATGCGGCCTGTAGCAAGGCCAAGACCCTTAGGTAAAGGCATATCTGGCGATGTTGGTGGTCGTAGTGCAGCAGAAGAATACCTTGGTAGGTCTGTCTCTGACCAAGAGTGGGAGATGCTTGTACGTGCTACTTATGCAGAGGCAACTGACGACCCTCAAGAGCAGGCTGCGGTGATGTCTGTTGTCTTGAATAGGGTAAAAGCTGAAAACTATCCTAACTCAATCGTCGATGTCTTGAATGAAGATAACCAGTTTCAAGCTGTGACAGGTACATCTAAAAATCCTGGTCCTAGTAGTAGGTATCGGATGCTTAGTGATGGTGTCCTCTCTAAATTTGAGACTGAAGTTACCCCTCTTCTAAGTAATTTCCAAGACAAGGGTTGGCTTAACTTTACTGCAGGAAACCCAGCTGCATATGGGGAAGGTACAGACATTAACTTCTTGGGTAGAGTAAGAAATGCAAAAGACTCTCTGCAAATTGGCGGAACTATTTTTGGTACAGTGAGATAAATAATGTTTGAAGCACCAATCCCTGGGGCGTCCTTGACCCTTGAACCAAAGAATGCATCCTACGAAAGACCCCCAGAGATTACTGATCCTGAGGATGCTTTGGTTTATCACCTCGACAAGTTGACTGATGAACGTAGGATTAAGGCTGCTACCTTGCTTATGGAAGATGGCCTTGATATTCGTACTCTTACTGAAGGCATCCTTCGTAAAGGTGTCTATGATGGTATTCACTCTATTGACGTAAGCCTTATCATTGCACCTGCAATCCATGAGTACCTTAAGACCACAGCAGACATGATTGGTATTGATTATAAAGAAGGTTTTGAAACCGACGAAGAAGACATGGACCTAGACTATGAGATCAACCAGAGGGCTGCTAGAAAGGCTTTGGCTAAGGCTAAGGCTACCCCAATGGAAGCTCCTGAGGTTGTAGAAGACTTTGAAGAAGAAGAAGAAATGGAAGAGGCTCCTAAAGGTCTCATGGCTCGGAGGTCAGTGTAATGGCGGCGGGAATGTGGCAAGGTATTGCCGATGGTTTGGCTGATGTCAGAGAGCGTAAAGAAGCTAGAGAGGCTAAGGAAGAAGAAATCCTTCGTCGTCGTAGAAGTGTGGCTGCGGCCCTAAGACCAAAGATAGATGCCCAGAAGGAGCAGGTTAGTGCCTTTAGGGCTGGCTACTCCTACCTGCAAGGAAGGGGTCTCTCAGAGACAACTCTTAACGCCCTCTCGCAAGACCCCACTGCGTTTAACCAAGCCATGGACTTTGCATCGACTACTGGTGCTGATATGCAGCCAGAGAAGCTCAATGAAATCTTCAGGGCTACTGTCGTTGATGGGCAAACACCACAAAATGCTCAAGAATACTTTAAGGTGCTTGAAGATACCCTGTCTGCTTTTGATGAGGTAGAAGACCCAGAGGTATTTGTAGCCAACCTCCCAGCGCTGACTCCAACTAGAAATACTGTTATAGAATCTCGTATGCCAGTTAAGCCCTTGGCACCTTCTGAGCAAGATACACTCTGGAAGAACCAAGCTGCCCTGTTTGACCAAAGAGTTACAGAGATTGCTAATAACAAGGTTCAAGAACTAAAAGGTCGTCAAGAGTCTGAGGCTGGCATCTCGGAGCAAGAGCAAGATATTCTTAACTCTGTTGGTAGCGACTTAGATAACTTTAACTCCAGTGATGCAGCTAAGGCTAGGATTCGTGGTCAGTTTGGGACACCTGCCTTGCAAAGCTTTGAGGACCTCGCTGACAGCTTTACTCTGGGCCTTCAAGACAACCCTTACCTACAGATTAGGTTTGGTCAAGCAGCCCCACAGGAAGCTCCACAGATCACTCATACTCCTCCAGAAGGTGGCGTATTGGCTGGCAGTGGGGTTGACCCAAACGATGGTGTGATGACGTACTTCTACAGAATGCCCGACGGTAGTACCCAACAAGTTAAGGAGTAATTTGATTTGGAAGAAGAACTCCCAAGCTGGGCTTCGCCTGTCTCTAACGAACCTACCCCAACTGCATCTGGTCTACCTTCGTGGGCCAAGCCTGTAACTGAGCCTACTGCTGAAACTGGTCTACCTTCTTGGGCAAAACCTGCTCAGACCACTGTTGTAGAGGAAGAAGAAGAAAGAACACTACCAACCTCAGGTTATACCCCAAGTGAGTTGCTTGAGCCTGAGCGTCTGGCTATCATTGATCGTACACTAAAGTCCTACTACGGGACTGACTCTATTGATGGCTATGAACCTCAAGAGAGGGTAGATCAGTTCGTCAATACCTTCCGGTACCTTGGTGCAGGTAACACAGTTAAGACTGTGGGCTTTGTAGATCACATCCTCTCTACAGATCAACAGGGTCGTCAAGCTCTCCTAGAGGGCTATGAACTGTTTGATGGCCTTAGCGGAAGCTGGAAGGATTATACTTTTCAAGAGAACTTTGACCGTGTGAGAGATTACTTTGTTGGTGCTGTCGTAGACCCAGTGAACATTGTTGCACCCCTCGTGGGTAAGGCAGTGGCTCAGACAGGCACCACAGCGCTCTCCAGACTGGCCCTAGAGGCTGCTCGTAGGGAAGCAACAAGGCTTGCTGCTCAAGGGGCCTCAGACGCCGTCCAGTTGGCTGCTGCTAATATCATTAAAGGTAAAACACTTAAAGAAATCGCTGCAAAGACAGGTAAGCGTTCTGCATACAAAGAAGTCATGGGTGCTATGGCTTTTGATACTGCGGTGGCAGCTGGTACTGATGTTGCCTACCAACACGGACTTATCCAGATCGGTGCGAAGGAAGAGCAGGACCGCTTCCAGACTGGCCTTGCAGCACTGGGGGGTATCGTAGGTGGTGGAATAGCTGCTGCTGGGGTTGCCGTTAAGGGTAGCTCTAAGTTGGGTATGGCTAATGTCGATATCCCAGATTTTAAAGTAACTAATAAAGACGATCTTACAGGTGCCCTCTCGGCACTTGCTGACTCTCTTGATGCAATCCCTGACAACCAGTTTAAAGAAGTGTTTGCAAAGAAGGTTGGTCGTGGTAGAGAACTCGAGGCTCTTGATACAGAGTTTTGGGGTCGTCTAATCTTGGGGGATGATGAGCTTGAGTTTAAGGGTCTGGCACAGATCATGTATGACAAGGGGTTCAGGTATCTTGGCAAGCGGGAGACTGGTGACAACATCACTAACTGGCTCTCTGATGCCATGAAGAACTCTCCTGAGCCAGATATCCTACGGTTTGTAGACTCTTTTCAAAAGAAGACTGGTATCAAGCTTAAGGGGATGGAGACCCCAAGCATCGACTTACTTGCAGATAATATGTCTAAGAAGATGAGTCAGTCTGGTTGGCTTCTTAATCGGATGAGCCAAGTCTCAAAGATGATGAAGTTTAAGAACGCTAAAGAAGTTACCATGGAGGATGCTGCTGCATACTTGTTTGGTGACATTATGGGTACGTCCCTAAAAAGAAATGTTGGAGATGAGATATATCACCCTAAGTTTGGTGTAGGTAAGATCACTAAACTGGATGACAATAAAGTAAGTGCTACTTTTAAGTCTGGTACAAAGTCTGTTCGTGAAGGCTCCCTGACAGAACCCCCTGGAAGACTTGGCGCTGCCTTCGGTGAAGTAGGTAGTTTCGTTGGTTGGGCGCAAAGTTCCTACATCAGATTGCTGGTAACCCACCCAGGTACCTCTTACCTGAACTTTGCAGGCTGGAGTACTAAGTCTGTTGGACAGTCAGCATCTGACCTCCTACGGTCCACAGCGATTTACGGTACGACAGGTACTTACAAGGCTCTCACTGGGCGTACTGCTGAGGCATCAAAAGACTGGGGTAAACTCCTTGGTGCCTATAAGGCTAATCTACGTAAGATCAGCAACCTTATTGACCCAGATACAACAGCAAGGGCTTTTGACTCTCTGGTGGACAGAAACCCAGAAATCTTTAAGGACCTTGTAGGCGTACTCCCTGGCGGTATCGTAAGGCCAACAGCCGCTGTGCTCGGGAAAGCTGACCCTGAGAAGCCTGCCTATCAGCAAGTAGGTGAAGGGGCTATTGAGGGCTTGCAGTACATTGGCCTTGTTAAGGCTCAGGACGTGTTTACTAAGTCTCAAGAGGTTATGTACAACCTAGATATAAACCTCAGAGAGACTTTTGGCATGGGCTACAGAGAGCTTATGTCAAGACCAGATGCCAGTGTTATCTTTAACTCTAAACAGTTCAATGAGGCTCAGACAAAGGCTGTAGGGACCACACTGGATAACATCCTATCTAAGTCTTATGCCCGTCATGACAATAAGGCTATTGCTCGTGTCGCAGGGTTTATCGAAGACTTCCGTACCCTACCTGTCATTGGGGCTACAATCCCATTCGGTCGTTTCTTTAATAACGTAATCGCCACAATCTCTGAGTACTCTGGTGCAAACATTCCCTTGAAGGCACTTGGCGTAGCTGCTCAGAAGCAGGACTGGTCAGAAACTATTGCCAAGCCTGTTGTAGGTTGGGTTGCAGCTGTATCTATCTTGGATAAAGAGATAGACTTGCTGGAGCGTGGAATTGCTTGGGATGAGAGTATCGACGAAAACACTGGTCAGAGGTTCTCCGAACGGTATGATGCTCCTGCTATTGGTACCAAGGCTCTGGCTCGTTGGTTGGCTTATAAATCTACTACAGGGGAAGTGCCAGAGGACTTCTTGAAGGATGCATCTGCTGCTGTTGTAGGCCAGCTGACTCGTCAACTTAGCTCTACAGGCGATGCCTTCTTGGAGTCTGTGTCCTCCGTACTTCAGGGGGACTATGATGATGCGGCGGTGGGCCTAGCGTCTTCCATAGGGTCACTGGGTGGTACCCTTGGTTCTGGACTTACCAGATTTGCTGAGCCTATCAATGCAATCGTAGCTCTGGGTGACACCCCTCAGGAGTACATGGCTGTCGATGTTAAGACAGGTAACCCTGGGTTTGCTAAAGCATTTCGTTACATTGATCAGTTGATTGGTGGTGCTGGTATGGGGGACACCCTAGGTGCTACCTCTCCTACAGCAGAGTTTGTTGGTCGTACACCTGCACGTATTGCGGGTCAAAGGCCACAGGCACCTACTAATGCCATCACCCGTGTCTTTGCAATGGTAGGGAGACCTCAGTGGGATGCAGACTTGTTTGCGGATGATCCTATTGCACAGAATATTGTGACAAGAGAGTTTCAACCTATCGTTAATAGCTTGGCTCAGACACGCCTCCTTAACAACAAACTGTTTATGGATGGTGACATGAAGATGAAGCAAAGCATGTTGTCTGACGTACTTAAGACAGCTAGAGAGCTTACCCATAGGGGTCTTCAGTCAAGCACTAACCTTGATAACCCAAGGCTCTCTGCACTCTTTAAGCTTACCCAGCAGACAAGAGTTCAAGACTTGGAGAAGTACATGGCAGACATTGGCCTTGAGGCAGAGAGTATTCATGAGCTTACGACTAGAGAGTTGGAAATCCTTAAGTTCTATGTGGACAACGATGATGATCTTAGACGTGAGTCTGCCCTCAGGGAGATGAGGAACAGGCAATAAAAAGGGCCACCCGAAGGTAGCCCAGTGTTCAGTCCTTGAGCATAAAGTCTGCCCAAGCCTCTGCTTCTCTTTTTATATCCTCCATCCGAACCGGACCTTGTGTTCTTGCTAGGAGACCTGACATGGCTTGACCAGTTAGGTAAACCCTAGAAGTCATAGGCTTTGGTTTGGTTGGAGGATTTTTTTGTTCTAGGAAAGCCTTTGCTTCTTCCTCTATCTTAGGGGGTACTTGTTGTTTCTTTGGTCTGGGCATCTCAAAAACCTCTCTAGCTGCGGCAGAACTGAGGGTCTTGCAGCATGTCGATCAAGGTCTTACGTAGAGCCTCAGTGCCTACCTCCCTCATAAGCATCCTAGCACCAGAGTAAATGATCTTCCTGCAATCATACTCTTTTGTTGTCCCATCTTTAGTGCCAAAACGCCAACATGCCTTGAAGGTGTTACCACGATGGAAGTCCATGTTCTTATGCTCGATAAGATCGTTAAGTGTGATGGCTCCCTCAGGGAAGTCGTAGTACATGCTAGGCCCCCCATCAGAAGTAATAGTCTCTGTCATAGCTTCTCCTCCATGAAGATTTTTACCCACTGTTTACAGATATCTGATCTAACAATATCCTCAACACCAAATTCAATAATGGGAACGGGTAACATGTATTTCTTTGCTAGGTGAATAACCTTAGAGAGTCCATCAGCTTCCTTCAAGTCACTCTGTTGTACATCACCATTAAGGACAATAGTACTATTATCTCCTACACGTGTCAAGAGCATCTTAAGTTCATGTGTCGTGATGTTCTGGGTCTCATCAACAATGATAAAGGCATCATCAAAGGAACGACCACGCATAAGGGCCAAAGGGGCCATCTCGATGTTGCCATTCTTGATACCAGTTTCTACTACACCCTTACCCAGATGCTTCTCCAGTACGTCTAGGACAGGCAAAGCCCAAGGCATAGTCTTCTCTGTCAGATCACCCTTGAGGAACCCAAGCTCCTTACCGACAGCTACATGGGGTCGTGTGATGACGATCTTGTCAATCTGCTTGGTGACATACAGGTCAGCAGCATATGTCGCTGTGATATACGTCTTACCTGTACCCGCTGGACCTAGCACAAACACTTGTCGAGAGGACTTGAGGGCTGCTAGGAACTCTCCTTGCTTCTCTGTGCGTGGGACTAGGCCAGATGTCTTAGCCTCTGACGCACCTTTGTAGGTAGTCTTACGGCGTGTCCTAGTCTGCTTGTTGGGTGGTCCATTGTCCATGCGAAGATGGCCTTTCTCTAAACCTTACTCTAGTTATTTGGACTCCCGTGGAGGTATCGAACCCCTTGTCATCCATCCACCTGTTTAACGACGAGAGTTTAGAAGACTCTGGGTGGGACACGAGAGGTTATTAGTTATACAGGTTGACCCCAGTCAAAGCACTCGTACCTCTGTACATAGCGTCCCTGTGATTCTGCAAAGAGCATAGCACCCTCAATATCCCGCTCGCACTCTTCCAGTGATGTAAAAATAAGTCTACTGCTGACGGCCATACAATTAGGTGGTCCATCCATCATGCAGATAATTGCCAGTGCTGTAAACATAACAGACTCCTTAGGTTAAGTAAAGAGCAGTTTAGACACATGCTCAGGTGTAATAAGTTAAGTCAAGTCAACGATCTCACAAGAGCCTACGCAAGCAAAGGTCTGTGATCCTGCTGTATTGTCTTCAACCTCATACCCAGACAGCTTAGACCAGTCAATGGATTTAGGCATCAGAGCAAGGGCAGCTTCATAAGTTTCTTTGTCGCAATCCTGATAAGGTGCCTGCTGGTATGTATGCTCACTAAAGGGCAAGAAAGACACACCTGACATCTCATCAAAGTGGTTGTAGACAAAAGCACCTACCTCGAACCACTCATCCTTC